ATTGTCACCCGATTTGGTCTCGAGAATGGCTACTTTGTCTGGGATGAGATCCCTGGTTGGTTGCGTGCTCACGGATATAATGTTAAAATGCTAACTGATGATGAACTGTTCTATTTAGATTTTTCTCAAGAAGCAGAGTGTAGCAAGTTCCTATTGGAATGGACATGACTGAAGAACAACAAGTAATCTGGGATATCTTAACCACAGATCGTCATGCGGATTTTAAGGAATATCGCAGACAGCATCGCACCACCTGGTTGACTAAAGAGCGTGAGATCTTGTTAATGTCTAATATGGAAACCAGTCATATCATCAGCTGTGTGAATATGTTAGAACGACTAGATCAGCAATATACTTTTGCCTACGGTGGATTGATCGAAGAACTAAGAAAAAGAGGAGAACGGAGGACACATGAAGATAACTCTGCAGGAGTTTGAGGATTTTGAAAAGCAATATATGTTTGAAGTATTGAAGAATCCTGACTATCGTATAGGGCAGGCTTTTTATAACTCATTCCCAAAGATAGCAGTCAGCATGGAACAAGATGGTGACATAGGATTTGCAAGGGCATCACACCTGTGGGATTCAAATCGTCGTGAAGAAGTATTAAAACTCGTAGATTGGTATTTGATTAAATGAAACTAGCATTGGGTAGTGACCTACACTTAGAATTTGGCGCACTGGAATTACATAACACAGAGGCAGCTGATGTGCTGATCTTGAGTGGTGACATCTGTGTGGCTAAACATTTAAATGGTGTGCATCATCACAACAGTCGTTATAGAAAGTTCTTCCGAGAATGCTCAGAGCGTTTCCCCAAGGTCATATATGTCATAGGTAATCACGAGCACTACGGTTACGACATACAATATACCACTGGTCATCTTAAACGTGAACTAGCCCACGATAATCTACATATCTTAGACGATGAAACCATAGATATTGGTGAGTATACTTTCGTTGGGGTGACCTTGTGGACTAGTATGAACGCAGAAGATAGTCTTACCCTATATCATGTTGATTCAATGATGTCAGACTTTCAAAGCATTAAGAACAGTGCCAGGACCTTAAATGAGTATGGAAAACCTGCGCGGCTAACACCAGAAGACACAGTCGTATTACATAACAAGAGTATGGACTACGTCAATCATGTTTGCCAGGATAAGGACAAAAAATACATAGTAGTAGGCCATCACTGTCCTAGCTTGAAAAGCATACATCCTAAGTATAGCAATGATCGGATCATGAATGGTGCGTTCGCCAGCGACCTAGATGACTTCATCGCTTATCGTCCGCAGATCCGTTTGTGGACACATGGGCATACACATGAGCCGTTTGATTATACTATAGGTGAAACTCGCGTAGTCTGCAATCCGCGCGGATATAGTGGTCATGAGCCAAGGGCTGATAGTTTTCGACTACAGTATATCGACATATGAAAGCCTTAAGTTATACTGAAACAGAATGGCAAAGAATATGGCACAGATTAAGTCGTGACTATACACCTATGAGCATAGGCCGAGAACTTAAATTTCAGTTACGCAAATCTACAGAAGTGTGGAGTATAGATGACGCTCCGGGAGGCTTTGATAGGGTTGACGTAGTTCACCTTGATTTTGAACGTGATGAAGATTGTATCATGTTTGTGTTAAAATATCTATGACTGAAGTTAAGATTTGGCCACCACCAGATTGGACCAGCGTGAAATTAAGTTGGGCTTGGAGCATGCTGCACTATACTCATAATCCCAATGACATATACCATTGGATATTAGGATCGCCTGGCGGACGTTTCCATGTAAGTGGCAACACAGAAATTGATGGGTTTGATTATCGTTTTGAGGATCCTGCAGATGCCACTTGGTTTAGTTTGAATTTACCAAAATGACCATTTTTGACGACAACGAAGGCAAGCGTTTTATCGACGCAGGCGATCATGGATGGGGACCTAGCGATCCTAATCATTATTTAATAATCAAAGATTTCAGCTGGTGGATACAGAATGAGCGAGATATATACACGTGGATGGAACTTAATTTACCAAAAGGACGCATGCATCACGAAGGCATGGTCATGAATATACCCTCGGCAGAATTAGTCACGGCATTTTTACTCAAATGGGGATAAGATTATTACTAGTTAGTTGTTTACTCTTACAGGGTTGTGCGACCATGATAGCAGGTAACATGGGCGCAGGGGCTACTGCGGTCACCGTGGCAGAAACAGTAGATACTGCTAAAACCGCAGGTGACGTGGTTGCGTATGGCACTACAGGTAAGACACTCACCGATCATGCCCTGGATGCTGTAACGGGTCGAGACTGTAATTTAATAAATGTTTTCGACAAGTATCATAAAGTATGCCGTGAACGTATGCCTGACTTATCAACTAAGGAAAAAATCCGAGCATTCCAACGATCCAAAGGATTAGAACCTACAGGTAAGATAGGACCTTTGACCCGCATAGCCATATGGCGCATCAAATATGAACTAGACTGAGTAAACGATGACAACGATATTTTTAGATATGGACGGAGTAGTGGCTGATTTTGACAGCTACGCTGAACCCATAGTGGGATATCGCACACCAGGTGGCAAACGTTACAATGATGAAGACTGGGCTAAGATATCTGCAGACCCGAGGCTATATAGTAAACTGCCCATGTTACCTGATGCAGATCGCTTGGTTAAAGAAGTCTCGGAATTGGCCAAACAGCACAAGATGGATGTAAAATTCCTTAGTGCTATTCCTAGATATAACAATGTGCCCTGGGTGTTCTGGGACAAGATCAAATGGATCGAATCACGCTGGCCAAAGATACCCGTATGGTTTGGTCCTTATAGCGCAGACAAACAGGTCCATTATCAGCCAGGCGATATACTCATAGATGACAGAGACAGTAACATCCAAGAATGGCGAGCACGGGGCGGATTTGCTGTATTACACGAGGGTGATGTGATAGCTACTCTTTTTGAATTACGTAGTCTAGTGAACAGTTCTACTCGCTAGATGTCCACCTTCTCTGTTGATAAAGAATTTAAATATCTCTTCAACACGATCACTGGCAGTCACTTCTGTTTCTGGTAGGCTAATACCTTTAAGCGTACCATCTTGGCTCACGACAAAAACATAATCCTCTGGTGCGATATCACCTAATACATCATCGTCTGCGTTTAAACTGAGGGCGTTTGAAGGCTCTACTGTGATTTTTGCCATTGTCGTTTTCCTTAAAATACTTGACATTTGCACGCACCTTTTTCAGCAACAATTTTGTCACTTCATGGTCTCGCCCGAACGCCTTGTAATATTGTTTTAGATCTGGGCTGTTTATTTTGCTACTACTAGTTATATTTAACTTATATTGCATAAGATATTGCCTAGCCGCTATGTTTTGAGCATAGGCATCTATTTCGTCAGGATCACCTAAATATTCTTGATCCATACGTTTTTTAACATTTTTATGATCACTCTTATATGTGTTCCTGTGATAGCGATATCTGCGATGGCGAAACTGTCGCTGATGTTCGTATTCATGTACAAGTGTTTCAACTAGATCGATAGCTATCTTGTCGGCCATTTCTGTTGTAACAGTCATGGGCACAGTCTTGGGATGATTTAAGATAAAATCGATGATAAATTGTTTTTTCTTCTGCTCATCAAGTCCAGGGTCATATTCTGCGCCTATGGAAAATTCTCCTGGGTCGAGTGCACCTTTAGCCCCTGTAAATAATTTAACACGTACAGGATGTTGGTGTTTGTTTAGATGTTTGCTCAGTCGTTTGACAAAATTACGTGGGGTGATACGCTCTCCAATAAGCGTAGATAACCATTCATTGATGTGTTGATATTCTACAGTTGGATTTAAGTACATGATTATCTTCCACCGGATAAGTCAAAAGGAGTACCTCTGAGTCCTTCTACTCCTGTACCTGTCTGACCTTGTATCTGTTCAGATCCAAATGATCCACCTTGGCGACTAGATCCGCTTACTGTCCCGCTACTTGGCACACTTGGAGCGGAGCCACCACCGCCCATTATTTTAGCACCAGCATTAGTCGCTAGACTGCTGTCCGTACCAGCATAGGCAGGCACACCTTCGAAAGGATTTGTCTTTAATGGATCCATACCGTTAGCACCAAATAGATCGTTATTCTTACCTTCAGCTAGGCTTGCTTTGACTGCTTCACCGTATTTGGTACTAGTATTAGCCATGTTACGTAGCATAGTACCTACACTACCTTCATTCATTTCTTTGCCATAAGTTGGTAGTTTGGTTGCAAAGCTCATCACACCAGTTAAACTTTGTGTAGCTGGCGCTGTGACCGTAGTTATATCTGCCGAGGTTAAAAAAGTATTAGTAGTGGACAGTTTTGTGTTCAAGGCTGTAATTTTTGCATCAGTAACGCCTTCAGCTAGTGCATCTAATTCTGCAGATCCTGCTACTGGCCCTAAGAAATCCTGTGCTGTTGGTACTGTGCTAGATCCTATTAGATTTTGTATGGTAGATGCATGTGATTGCATTAAACTATTCAGAGTTGGATGTGCAGCGTTCACCAATGGAGTAGGAACTTTCTGTATGTTAGCAAAAAAACTTGGAGCCTTGACAGAATCTATTATAGTACCTCCTCCCATGTCCTTGAATTTGGTAGTTAGTTCCTCCATGCCCGTGAAACCTGCAGTATCTGCTGGATTAGCAGTTTTGGTATAATCACTTAAATCTTTTAGTCCTTGTATGCCTGTGCCTGTCTGTCCTTGTATCTGTTCTGATCCAAATGATCCACCTTGCCTGCTAGTTCCTTGTGTTGTAGGAAATCCTGTGGTAGTTGGTGCCCCAAATGTAGAAGAACCACCTGTTGGCACAGTAGTTGCTCTAGGTGCAGATGCTGTGCTACCTGTTAAGAAATCTGGTGTCTTATATAAACTACTGTCAGATCCAGTATAACTAGGTAAACCAGCGAACGGATTGTTGATTTCAAATTGTTCTGCTGTGGCATTGATCGCCGCTGGATCTTTGATATTTGTTAGTACTGAGGATATCTTGTCTGCATATACAGGATTATGTATGTCATTGAGATCTACCCCTGCATCAATTAATTTCTGATTTACACCTGTAGCATTAGCTAACTTGTTTTTTGTCAGAGCTTCTACCATGCCACTAGGTGTACCAAAGTGTTTGACATCTATGCCGTTAAACATGGTTCCTGTTGATGCCATGGCCTTGCCTGCACCTGGCAAACTACCAAAGATGTTGGTGAGTCCACGATCACCCATGCTTGACATGTCATTGATACCGCTACCAAAGTCGCTGTAAGAACTATTACTTAAAAAGTTTGTGGTATTTAACACATCATTGCTGTTGGCGATATGTGATTGTATCTTACCAATTATAGTACCAAAACCACCTGCATCGTCTCTATTAAATAATTTACTTTGTATTGTAGTAAGAGTGTTAAGGGCAGTATTTGCATTTACATTAGCTGGATAGCTTCCACTGCTGGCCACAGTCTGTAGATTATCCATGGCTGTTTTAACATTTGCAGCTAAATCAAAAGCGGCTCCACCACCCTGAGCCATACCTACCATAGCAGTCAGTGTAGCAGGAGTAAGTGCGGCTTTAGGCACGCCAATGGCCACATATTGCCCATCAGCAACTGTGGTCATTGATCTTGCGCTAGCAATTATATCTGCCATTTCTACTTCCTATGTAATTATTCCACCTTTGGATACTGGTTGTATGCCAGTGGTGGTTTTAATATAATGATTCTGCACATCCTGTATAGTTGGTGCGTGCATCATCACATGACTTTTTTCTAATCTTATACTCTTATTTAAGTCGCTGGTAAAAAGACTCTGTAACAGTCCTAAACCTTGTTGGCTGGGCATTACCGTACAGGGTTTACTAACTACAAAAGCGTCATCACGGTCTTCGATTATTTTTGCCACTATCTCGTCGCCATTCAGTATCTTAAATGTCACGATGTCATCTTGCCTGTATTTTTCATTAGTTATTAACACTTAATGCTCCTATGCGTTCTTGAATTTGTTCAGCAGATAATTTTGCTAAACCTTGATATCCACCTTCTACAAATAATGTTTCACCTAAGTAGATCTGTGGTGCTGTACGATGGCCTTGTGCAATCAACCATTCACGTGCTTCTGGATCTTCATCGATCTTAATTTCTTCAAATGCTATTCCATTAGCCTTAAGCAGATGTAATGCTTTAGTGCAAAACGGACAATAATTTTTACTATATACTGTTAACATCCTATAACTCCGGTAAAGCATCATAATCAACACCTTCACTCATTACGCCAATCACATAATTCGTTGATTCATTTTCTTGTAAAGCTGTTTGTTTCTTACTGGTATCTGAATGTTTGTTAAACCAAGGTATAGGTGTGGTCTTAGGTGCCGGGCTTTGATATTTGATACCAATATCTTTAAGCGCACCAACTGCTGTATAGTCTACAAATTCTTTTAGGATGGCTGCATTTAGTCCAATAACTGGACCTAGTTTAAATAGGTAGTCTGCCCAGGCTTTCTCTTCATTGATAATATCTAAATACATTTGATAGACTTCTTCTTGACACTCTTCCTTGACCTTGGCAAAACGTTGATCTTCTTTGACTACCTGATTGATCAGCCAAGCAGTCCACTCTTTGTGTAGTAGTTCATCTTGTAAGATCAAACTGATAATGTTGCCATTGCCAATGAAGATCTTGTTTTCAACCATAGCAAGGCTTGTAGCAAATGATACCATGAAGCGGAATGCTTCGAGCCCATAGCTGGCGTTTAGTGCCAACCATATGGCCTTGATATGATCCTGTTCGTCAATCTTGTGCCCTAGTTCTTTTTTACAATTAATACTGTGTAGGGCATCATAATAGGTACCAATATTACTAGCCATGCTAACAATCTCTTGTGTGTCATGGATAGTATTAAACACATCTTTGGGCACGTTATAGATGTTGCGTATGATATGGCTATATGATTTAGAATGTATTGCCGTTTCAAAAAATCCCCAGTTATACATCAATGCTTCTAATTCTGGAAGCGAAACTACGGGTATAAAAACTTGTGTGGGTCCTCTACCTTGCAAACTATCTAATGCTGTCTGTCTTAGTAAATTGCTGGTAAAGATATGTTTGACCGTGTCGCTAGCATCTTTAAAATCATTAGCATCTTTAGTCAATGATATTTCTTCAGGTACCCAAAAAAATCCTCTTGCTGTACTTTCAAATTTTTGAATTTTATTATATTTTACCTCCTCAAACCTCTGTACAGTAACAGGGCCGGCGGGATCTAAAAACATTTTTCTATTTAGATAATCTGTTTGTTTAGATAAATCATACTGTGCTTTTGACATATTTTTCCTTACAATTATTAAAGTGCCAACGGCTCATTGATAAAAACCCGCCTTCTTTTTTACAGTGGGGACAAATTTTATTTGGTCGCGGACGTAATTTCATTGTTTCTTTTATTTTATTTTTTGATTTTTCTGTGTGCGTTGCTGGTCCATTACCGCCATTTGCTTTTTGTGCTTTACTTATATTTTCTTTATGTAATGCACTTTTTGGTTTACGCATTTTTTGTTTAGTTGATTCTGATTTAGGTTTTCCTTTAGTTGATAACCTTTTACCATAGACACTAAAGATACGATTACTTTTTTCAATATCAAAATATCGCATATTCAAACATAGAGGATTTTGAATATTGTCTTTAATTGCATTTTGTTCAAAGTTAAAAGTTTCTTTTGGATCTAAACTTTCAAAAATAATTTTATATTCAAAAGAAATATTCCCAAACTCTTCGCGTAGTTCTTTTACTTTTTTTGAAGAAGTAAAATATTCTTTCCAAAGATCGTCTTTTGGTAGTACATTCTTTTCAATATGTTTATATCTGGCACCATAATAAAACTTACCAGTTGGGTTATGTCTTATAAAATAGACATACGAAGGGATATTGTGTAAATACATTTGCTGTAACTCCTCACAGTTATAGAGCCAGTGGATATTTCCAGTATCGCGATTGGCATTTGTATTTATCAATTTATCCATAATATTCTAGAGCTTGCAGCTCTCACAGCTTTCTTCATATTCTGTTGATGTTACTTCTTCTACAATTACTTCTGATTTTACTTCATCTAGTGACTTACTACCTGCTTTATTGATAAGACTGTAATAGAAAGTCTTTATACCCCATGCGTGTGCCTGCATTAGATTTTTAGCAATCAGCGTGCTAGGTACTTTACGCCCATCGAAGTAGGCTGGATTGTAAAATGTATTAGTGCTGATGCTTTGATCTACGTAGGCGGCCAACACTGCGGCTGTTTTTAAATAGCCTATACAGTCAGTTTGTTCCCACATGAGTTGATATTTATTCTTTAATTTATTATATTCAGGAACAACCTGTATAAATGATCCTGCTTTAGATTCTTTAACTGAAATCAGACTCATAGGCATCTCAATACCATTAGTTGATCCAATAACCACGCTAGAACTTTCAACAGGAGCGATGGCCATTAATGTAGCATTACGCACACCATAGCTTCGCATATCGCTACGTAGTTGTTCCCAATCTAGTTCACGTGTTGGGGTAAAGTCTGCTAGTTTGTTTACTGCTTTAGCACGGCGTTCCCAAGGAAAATGTCCCTGGCCATAACGTGTGTGTTCACTGTGTAAACATGCACCACG